TGCTACAATAAAGTAAAGGCATCGTATGATGTGTTCCCTTCTGCTAGGGCCTCACAGGCCATTGCTAAATGTCGCAAGGCATCTGGCAATGTTGTTAAGTCTGAGAAGGGGTCTAGCTTAAAGCGTTGGGAGAAAGAGAAGTGGCAGGACACCAAGAGCGGTAAGGCCTGTGGTGCTGGCGGTAAGAACGAGTACTGCCGGCCAACAACACGAGTGTCCTCAGAGACACCAAAGACAAAGAGTGAGATTAGCCCATCAAAACTTTCTGCTAAAAAAGCAGAGAAGTCAAGAGTAGGTATGGGTAAAAGAGTTTCAAAAGTTTAGTATATTTGGAAAAACAAAATCAAATCAAATGGCAGACAAAGTATTAAAGACAAACGCTGAATTGCTAGAGCTAGTTAGAGCGTTGAACGTAACCCCTACTGAGAAAGGTAGTAAGGCAGAGGCTAAGCTTAAAAAGATTGTAGAAAAGATTAAGCCTCTATTTGAGCAGTACAATGAGAAAAGAGAAGACATTCGTCTTGACCATGCTCATACTGAGTCCAATGGTGTATTGGACCTAAATGAGAAGGGTGAATACAAGTTCACCAAGGATGGAATCAAGGCTATGTCTAAAGATATGAAGAATCTTCTTGATGAGACTTTCGAGTTTTATCAGTTTACATTTTCAACAGAAGGCATTGATAGCTTCAAGTTCCTCGCAGGATGGGTTGAAGGCATCGAGCCTGAGCAACCATCTCAAGACGATGAGCAAGTTTAGTAAACTATCTAACAAGATATAAAAAAAACAAGGCATCAGCTCCAAGAGGGTTGATGCCATTGTTGCTTATAACGACTATGAAAAGCAAAGGATTAGGTGACACCATCGAGAAGGTCACAAAAGTTACGGGTATTAAAAAAGTAGTTGAAGCGGTTAGCACTGCCACAGGCAAAGATTGTGGGTGCAAAGCACGCAGAGACGCATTGAATAGAGCATTTCCATATCAAGATAAACAATAAAAATTATGTCAGTTTTTAAAACAACATTCTCAAGAGCATTATCGGTTATACGAACTAATGATGCTAACATTCCTTTTCCTGCGCCAAACTCAATTGGAACAAACACATCTGTTTCGGGCTTTCTTCTTATAGACTCTGCTGCAACATTTGTTACAGATGGAGTAAAGACAGGGGATATTGTTTATAACACTACAGATACATTGGCCGCAACTGTTGTTTCAGTTATTGATGAAACATCATTGATTTTAAATGCAGGTATCTTTCTTTTTACAGATAAAGCATACACAATTTACCAAGCTAGTTCTCAAACCACTATTGGTAACGCAGGATGTTTCTTGTACATTGGAACAGCAGGTAACATAAGAGTTACTACTATTGGGAATGATGTGATTACATTCTTTGCAGTTCCTGAGGGAACGGTGTTGCCTGTTCAGGTAACTAAAGTTTGGGCAGTATCTAGTGGTACTTCTGCTAACAATATTATAGCTCTTTGGTAAGATGGCAAAAGCTAAGATTTCAATCGCAAACACATACGTTAAGAAGTCTAACAGTAGAGGCGTAGCGGCCAAGACAAAGACTAGTACTAGTAAGGGAAGTAATCTTTATAAGAAGCCATATAAAGGCCAAGGACGATGAGATATTTACAATACATACTAGCATCTATCGTTCTTCTATTCGCCCCGATATACGGCTTATTAATAGCCGTAGCGGCCGCTATTATTCTTGATACATTCACGGGAATATTTAAGTCAATAAAGTTGGATGGATTCAAGAGTATAAGAAGCAGGAAGCTGTCTAATATTGTGAGTAAAATGTTGCTTTACGAAGTATGTATATTGCTTCTATTCTTGATAGACAAGTTTTTGTTGAACGAGTTTATTATTAAAAGTTTTGGGATTGAGTTCATGTTCACTAAGATATGTACAATCCTTTTGATTTTTATTGAGCTAGTATCAATCAAGGAGAACATAGAGGATGCGTTTAAGATTGAGATTTGGCTAATGATTAAGAAAGTTCTTAGCAGAGCCAAAGAAATAAAGTCAGACATTGACGATATAAAATGAGAATATCAAAGCACCTATCACTTGCTGAGGTGACAAGAAGTGAAACTGCAAAGCGCAATGGCATTAATAACACGCCTACTGCTGAGCATTTGGAGAACTTTAAACTGTTAGCAGAAAAGGTATTCGAGCCTATTCGTGCACACTTTGGAGTCCCTATTCATATCAGCTCTGGGTACAGGTCAGCAGCTCTTAATAAATTCATTAAGGGGAGTTTGTCCAGCCAGCATTGTAAGGGCGAAGCGATTGACATCGACATGGATGGAAGTGATAGTGAGGTTACCAACAAGATGGTCTTTGACTTTATTGTTGCTAACCTTTATTGGGACCAAATTATACATGAATTTGGGACGGATTCCAACCCGGATTGGGTACACGTATCTTACACAAAAGGCAAAAATAGAAAGCAAAAGTTAAAAGCTGTACGTAAAAATGGTAAGACTTCTTACATTAATCTTCCTTAGTCTTGTAGTCTTCTCGTGTTCCACGAAAAAGACAGCTGTATCTAAGTCTCTAGTCGAGACAAAGGTTGATAGCGTAGTGGTAGATAAAAAAGACAGCGTAGTATTCCAGCAGAATGCGATTAGCATAAAGGAGGACATTGACGAAATTGAGATTGTCCCAATAGATACTTTAAAGCCTGTAGTAATTGGAGGAAAAGAGTATCTAAATGCTAAGTTGAGAATAAAAAAAATCAAGAGAAATGTTGTAGACTCTACAAAAACAACTGTTGCTGTTAGTGACTACAGACAAACTGAGGTAAGCAAAGAAGAGAATACAGAGACTTACGACAAGTCAATAGACAAGAATCCCAGTGCTTTGAATATGGCTTGGCTGTTGTTGATTCCAATCGTCATTTTGTCGATTAGATTCTTCTTTAAAAAATAAGGCTTATCTTTAGTATATTTGTTTAATTATTTGACAGCGAATGGCACGGATAAGTACATACCCCATAATTTCTACTCCTACCCTCAATGACCTACTCATAGGGACCGATGTAGATGATTTGAATATCACCAAAAACTTTTCGCTGGGGGATGTTGCAACTCTCATTTCAAATGATTTTGTGCCATACGTTGGCGCTACTGGCAATGTAAACTTAGGCGCCTTTAGTATTGAGGCGTCATCTTTTATTGTAGATGGAGGCCTTGCTAGTCAGTTTGTAAAGGCTAATGGCAGCCTAGACAGTACAGTATATACGCCTCAGACTAGAACACTTACAATTAATTCTGTAACATTTGATTTAAGTGCAAATAGGTCTTGGGACTTAAACACAATTGATACACTAACAACCACTGGTACAAGTGGTGCTGCCACCTATATTGGCAAGACTCTTAATATCCCACAGTATCAGGCTCAGGGCAACTACATCACTCAGCTTAGTGGTGAGGCTACTGCTATGGGCCCGGGTAATGCTACAGTTACATTAAGCAACCTAGCTGTAATCAGTAAAGTATTGACCGGTTTGAATATTACTGGCGGTACTGTGGTTGATACAGACAGCATCCTTACAGCATTTGGCAAGGTACAGAACCAAATCAATGGGCTTGCAGGTGGAGTAACTTACGAGGGGACATGGAATGCGGCTACTAACGTACCATTCTTACAGAGCTCAGTAGGTGTACAGGGCCATTACTACGTAGTAAATGTTGCAGGAACAACCAATCTTAATGGCATTACTGACTGGCAGCTAGGTGACTGGGCCATATTTAACGGAAGTGTTTGGGAGAAGGTAGACAATACCGATGCTGTCGTTAGCGTTAACGGCTACACTGGTGCTGTTGTGCTTACCTTCAGTGATGTTGGAGCACCTCCAGCAACAAGAAATCTTACTATCAATGGGGTCCAGTTTGACTTAACTGCTGATAGAACATGGACTGTAGGCGATGTACGTACAGACCAGAGCTATGCTAACCCAACATGGATTACTTCACTTGCGTGGTCCAAGATTACAGGCACGCCTACCACATTAGCTGGTTACGGCATTACTGATGGAGTATCGAGCAGTAGGACATTAACTATCAACGGTGTAACATACGACTTGACTGCTGATAGGAGTTGGAGCGTAGGCACTGTAACTAGTGTTGGTACCAGCGGTCCATTGACAGGTGGTACTATTACAGGCTCAGGTACGATAGGAATCACACAGTCAGGGGCAAGCTCAGATGGATATTTGTCTAGCACTGACTGGAACACATTTAACAACAAGCAGAACGCATTAACCAATCCTGTAACAGGTACTGGTACGATATTTACTTTACCCATGTGGAGTGGTGCTACATCATTAGTTGATAGCCCATTGTCCTATGGCCCTGATACATTTAACTTTCAGTACAATAGCGCAACCGGGGGTACGGTAAACTTCACAAACATTGGATTGACTGCTTACACGTACTCAATTCAGATGAACAACTTCGGTTCTCCGAGGTCAACTGTGCATAGCTACACCGATGGTGTAGTAGTTCAGTCTATAGCTGGCACTCAGGTGTCAAGACTATTTGCCAATGGTAATTTCATACTTGGCGATGGTGTAGTAGACAATGGGCACAAGCTTTCAGTAGAGGGCAACGTATACATTGAGACAATTGCAAATGCAGTAACAGATACTGATAAGTTCATTGTATCTGACGGAGGAGTAATTAAGTACAGAACAGGGGCGGAAGTCCTTAGTGACATTGGAGCTCAGGGTTCTATTACTCTTACTACCACAGGGACAACTGGCCCTGCCACGTTAATAGGGGATACACTTAATATTCCTAACTATACTACTGACCTTACTGGATATGTTCCTTACACAGGTGCTACTCAATCTGTTGATTTAGGGGCCTACAATTTGTCTTCTAATAATTTAATTGCTAATGGTGGTGTTAATTCTGGAGCTTTACTTTTAAAACAATCCCTTAATTCTTCAGTAATTAATCTAGGATACACTACAATAACTCCAAGTTCTGCTTATTTATTAAGATTTGGGTTTAGCACTAGTTTAGGTATATGGAAAGCTTTTCGTTTAAACGTATTTTCATTAACTGATAATACGGAGAGAGTTTACACCATGCCTAATGCAGATGGGACATTGGCATTGACTTCTGATATCCCTTCCCTAGCAGGGTATGTTACTCTAGCAACTGACCAAACTATCACAGGCCTCAAGACCATTATGAGGGTTGGGGCTGCTATAGATGTGTTGAATTTTAAGATTGATACAAGTAATATTTATGCGCTAAAGGTAGCTTACAATCAAAATGAGTTGGCACCAAGTGGTGAGGCTACATGGAGTCTTGTCAATACATTTAATAACGGAAGTGGAACTGGACTTACAACTACCCCTATATCATTCTTCAGAGGTGTGCTTGTTACAGGAGAGAGACTTTTAAGTGCATCTGTAAACTCAAACCTTCTAGACTACTACGGTAACAACCCAGCAGGCAGATATCCTATCTACGCATACAACACAGGCGTGCAGCAGTTCGCTTCAAGCATTATTGTTGGAGAGACTACAGGCGTGGTTAACGCAGTTACTGGAGCCATTGCTGACCTACCAGCAGGTGTGGTTGCTAACTTCAAGGGACGTGTGATTGGTAGCAACGCTGTCAATAACAATGAGTTTGCTACACTTGGCCAAGTAACATCAGGCAGTAGAGCAGCGATTAGTTTGACAACAACAGGCACTAGTGGTCCTGCTACGTATAGCAGCGTTACAGGCGTTCTTAATATTCCGCAATACCAAGCGGCTGGAACTTATGTAACCGCGGTTACTGCGTCAAGTCCTTTAGCATCCAGCGGAGGCACAACGCCAAATATTACAATCCAACAAGCTAGCGGTTCGCAAAGTGGATTCCTATCCAGTACCGATTGGACTACATTTAACAACAAGCAAAACGCGCTTACTAACCCAGTCACTGGAACAGGAACGACTAACTATTTGCCTAAGTTTACGGGCAGTACAACGATTGGAAATAGTCAGATATTTGACAATGGGAGCGGAGTTGGTATAAATACCGCAACCCCATATACTGCGACAAATTTTACTTTTGTTACAACAAATAATACTAGCGGAAGTGGGTATGTTACAAGGGTAAATGGAACGTTATCTGCTTTAATTTATTCAAGTGCAAGCGCTACAATTATTTCAGAGCAAAGGGCATTACCTTTAATATTTGAAACAAATGGCACGAGTCAACTAACTTTAAATTCTAGCGGCAACCTTGGGATTGGAAATACTCCAAGTGATGCATTTACAGGATATAGATTACAAGTAGGTTCAATTTCTGATTCTCAAACATTTATTTCAATTGGAAATAGCACAAGTGGATTAGGGCCTTTAAATGGTCTTGTAATTGGTAATGATTCAACAGGTGCAGATATTTACCAAAGAGAAAACTTACCTCTTAGATTTCACACAAGCAATGCCGTAAAAATGAATCTTACGTCTAGTGGTAGACTACTTATTGGAAGTCCTCCTCCAACAGAATCAACTTTTCAGCTAGACGTTAACGGAACTGGGCGGTTTAGTGGGAATGGGTTTTTTGGCAATGCAACGGCATTTGCTGGACTTGCTGGAGGTATTTCTGTCAATGGTTCGACAAACTCAGGAATAAACTTTAGGATTGCAGATGTATTAAGAGGATACGTTTACGTTGCTGGGAATCTTGGAATGTATGTTGAAAGTACTGCTGGAAATGTAGTTTTAGCGCCTACTGGGGTATCTGTTTTAACTGCAACAACAAACGGCAATGTTTGGATTGGTAACGACACAAACCCAATATTAGAAATAGCTAATGGAGGAAGTACAGATGTTTTAAGCGGGATTCGTTGGTCAGTTGGTGGCTCTAGAGTTGATTATGGAGGAATATATAGTGCAACCTCATCAGCGAATAATAATTATATTTCATTTTATACAAAAAACTCAGCATCTGCACCATCGGAACGAATGCGCATTACCTCAGTCGGTAACGTTGGGATTGGGGTTGTCCCTAGTTCTTGGCAAACAGGAAGAATAGCTTTACAAATTGGAACATATACTTCCTTACACGATGTTGCTGGATTTACTATTTTTGGTAATAATACATATAACCCATCGGTTAATAGGTATTTAAATAATGGTGCTGCATCTCAATATTATCAAGAAAGTGGAAGTCATATATTTGAAACTGCTCCATCAGGAACTGCTGGCAACGCTATAACATTTACGCCACAAATGAAAATTACAGTAGGCGGCAACGTGCTTATTGGAACGACAACCGACGGAGGAGATAAATTTCAAGTTAGCGGTACTATATTTCAATCTAATTATACTTATCACGGAAATAATGCCGCTGGAAATTTAAATGGTGCGGCTATAATAAACACCTCAATTACTTTAACCGCAACAAATTTAATTACCTATGAGGTTTATACTCTTGGAAACGAAAATGGAAGAAACCAAGCCGTTAGAGTTTATTTTGTTTATTACAACACCGCATTTGGTTGGAGTACTAGGTTAGTTTCGACAACTATTGAGACGCTTGGAAACGATTATGGTGTTGTAACTCTTTTAGTTTCAGCTGGAGGAGTTTTACAAGTACAAGCTGGAAATTTAATAAGCACTGGCTCTTATAGAGTTGTAGTAATGAATCAATTTAAAAACTAATAAAATGAAACAAATCGAACCAGTAACCATTTGGAAAAACGGCGAACAACTAGAGGCAAAATGAAAAAGCTAGGCATATATAAATTGAGCTGGGAAGAATCTGGTTATTTTTATATAGGCCAGTCTATTGATATTCAGAATAGGTTTAATCGTCACAAGCACTTAATGATTAACAACAAGAATAAAAGTGGATTTATTCAAAGCGTTTACAACAAGTACGGAATGCCTTCATTTGAAATACTGGAAGAATGTTTATATGATGATTTAAATTCTAGAGAACAGCATTATTTGGATTTATATTTTGATGATGATAAGTGTTGCAATCTTAATAAGAATGCAGTGAGCTCAAAAGGACATAAGTATTCTAAGGAGACCATTGAAAGAATGAAGATGTTAAGAGCTGGTAGTCAAAAAAAAGGAAAGGAAAATCCAAACTATGGAAGAAAAGCATCTATTGAATCAAGAAAGAAAATGTCTGAAGCTCAGAAGGGAGATAAATCAAATAAGGCTAGACTAGTGCTAGATACTGAATCAGGAGTTTTTTATTATTGCTTAAAAGAACTTACTGACTTGTACAATTTGAATCACAGAAATATGTCTAGATATTTATCAGGAGTAAGAAAAAATAAAACTATCTATATTTACGCTTAAACAAAATAACGATGAAAACAATTGAACCAATTTTCATTTGGGTAAATGGAACCCAAGATGAAGGAACTATTCTAAATGCATATTGCATTAATGACAATCTAAGCACTTCAGGAACATTTTATTATTCTATCTTGAGTGATGCTCAACAGCAACTTGCTCAAGGGAATCTTACTATGACTGGAGAGGACTATCAAGCATGGCAGACAAATGAGTATGCCTATGACTGGGTAGCAGCACAGCTAAACCTAACCATTACTGGTGACTATGCACCGCCATCTCCTGAACCTATAACTGCTGAATAATCATGGCAAAGATAAGCTCATACTCTACAGATGCTACAGTATCCTACACCGATAAGTTAATCGGTACTGATGCTCAGGACAGCAACATCACTAAGAACTATACTATCGGAAGCATTCTATCAATGCCTCTACCAAGTGTGCCTGTATACGCTAACAACGCAGCTGCACTAGCAGCAGGGCTTGTTGCTGGCAACGTGTACAGAATCACAGGGACAGACCAACTAGGGGTGGTGCATTAAGCATATCCCCACTAAAATCAAATCTAATGGACATAAGAAAGATATCGGTAGGCCCAGATTACAAGGGCAGTGCAATGCATTACATCGTGGGTCAACGAATACTAGGTGACTCCAATGAAATACATTTGATTAAATTCGATGAGGCAAAGAACTCATTTAAAATATTTATCATCAACGATAAATTAGAGGTGGTGCTTTGGAAAGAATTTAATTCTACAATACCGGTATCGGTCGAATACAATATTAATATCTAATGAAATCCCCATTTTACTTTATTGCAAAGCCCGTAAACGGCAAAAGGTACGACAACACAAAAGACATTGGTGGTATAGAGCTGATAGTAAGCACATCAGAGGAGGACCACAAGTTCTCCAATAGATTTGCTGAAGTGATAGAGACTCCGCTAGGATACAAAGGACCTGTAGAAATTGGAGATATCCTGCTCGTCCACCACAATGTCTTTAAGTTTTACAACGACATGAAGGGCCGTCAAAAGAGTGGCAAGTCATTCTTTAAAGATGACCTTTTCTTTATTGAGCCCGACCAATTCTTCATGTATAAAAGCAATGGCGAATGGAACGCTTACGATAGGTACTGCTTTGTAAAGCCAATTAAAGCCACTGAAAGCTATATCAAAAAGCCTTTCAGTGAAGAGCCACTCATGGGGATTATGAAGTATCCGAATAAATACCTCTCAACGCAAGGCATAAAATCAGGGGACATGGTATGCTTTAGTCCTGATAGTGAGTACGAGTTTACTGTTGATGAAGAAAAACTTTACAGAATTTTTGACCATCAGATAACAATTAAACTATGAATTTACTATCTTTTGACAACGTACTTCAAGACCCCACATATTATGTATCAGAAATTTATTCATATGGATTTCAGGACGTGGCAGATGGACAGCACATATTCAGAAATATACAACCTAGAGGAAGTCACGATGAGTTTGCCAAATTTGTATCTAAATTATTTCCTGACTATAAGGTAGAGTTTAATTTTGTAAGAAGGTCTCCATTAAATCAGGAGGAGCCCAACTTTATCCATAGCGATGAAATGATGGGAGACATCACTTGCATCCTGTACTTGAATGAGATGTGCCCAGTTGATGATGGCACCACAATCTATGACCAAGACAGTAACCCATTGGTCATGGTGTACTCAAAGTTTAATAGAATGATTGCTTTTAATTCTGATTCACTCCACTCCAGAAATTTGTTTGAGAACTTTGGAGAAGGTGAGTCAGCTAGATTAATTCAGGTTGCGTTTTTAAAGTACAAGAAATGAAAGACGTGAAAGAAATTAAGCTTAGAATTATTAATGCAGGCTACAAGGCAGTAGACGAATTGATTAAGGTAGCCGAAGAGAGTGTAGTCAAGAGTGGGGATGTAGAGGGTGAGCTTGCTGCAGACAGGTTAAAGAATGCAGCGGCTACAAAAAAGTTAGCAATATTTGATGCGTTTGAGATTCTCAACAGAATAGAGTCAGAGAAAGAAAGCTTAGAGGCGATAGATAAGGGTATAAGTAGAACTGATACTAAACAAGGGTTTGCAGAGCGAAGGTCAAAGCAGTAGTCTGTGTAGGGTAGTAAAGGATTATATTCCTCCTGCAGTAATCTCTAACAAGAATAGAGTGATGTCGTGGCTGTACGGGTATAACGAGCAGTACGATGTTGTTGTTATTTCTAAGAACGGCAAGATAGGGGATGTGGTAGAGATATCAGGTTTGAAAATTGCCCTGCCTATTGCTCCCGAGAAGTGTCATCAAAGACATTCATCTAAAGCTGAGCAGCATTGGGAGAGAGAAGATATCCCCAAGGAGCTGGCCAAGATTCAATCCATATTTCAGTGGAACGATAAGCCAAAGGAGTTTAAGGATAGATGGGTCGATTACATCGAGCGGGAGTTTGACCGCAGAGAGCAAGGCTTTTGGTTTATGAACAATGGCGTGAAGACCTATATCACAGGCTCACACTATATGTATCTACAATGGTCTAGCATTGACGTAGGATACCCTGACTTCCGTGAGGCCAATAGAATCTACTGGATATTTTGGGAGGCCTGTCGTGCAGACCCAAGGTCATTTGGCATGATATATTTAAAGATTAGACGTTCAGGATTCTCATTCATGTCATCATCTGAATGTGTAAACATAGGCACGCTTGCACGTGATGCACGTATTGGCATCTTGTCTAAGACTGGAGCCGATGCAAAGAAGATGTTTACCGATAAGGTGGTCCCTATTAATAGTAGGCTGCCATTTTTCTTTAAGCCTATCATGGACGGTATGGATAAGCCAAAGACAGAGTTGGCATTCCGTGTTCCTGCATCCAAGATTACTAAGAAGAATATGTATGAATCAGATGATACAGATATCGATGGACTCGATACTACTATTGACTGGAAGAATACTGAAGACAACTCATACGATGGTGAGAAGCTATTGTTCTTGGCCCATGACGAATCTGGTAAATGGACCAAGCCTGTAAACATCAAAGAGAATTGGCGTGTAACTAAGACCTGTCTACGTTTGGGTAGCAAGATTATTGGCAAGTGCATGATGGGCTCTACATCAAACGCCTTGAATAAAGGTGGCCAGAACTTCAAGGATATTTATGAGGAGTCAAACGTAAAGACTCGTAATGCCAACGGCCAGACTAAAAGTGGGATGTACGCCATATTTATTCCAATGGAATGGAACATGGAAGGATTTATAGACCTATATGGTCATCCTGTATTTAATAAGCCGAATCAACCTATAAAGGGAGTCGATGGCAATTGGATTAAAAATGGTGCTATAGATTATTGGGAGGCGGAAGTTGATTCACTAAAGAGTGACCCAGATGCACTGAATGAATTCTATCGTCAGTTTCCACGTACAGAGTCTCACGCATTCCGTGATGAGAGCAAGTCATCTATCTTTAACTTAACCAAGATATATCAGCAGATAGACTACAATGACTCCATGATTAAGGAGCACTACATTACAAGGGGCTCCTTCTCTTGGAAGGATGGCATTAAAGACACTGAAGTAATTTGGACCCCTGATAATAGAGGAAGATTTTCAATTAGCTGGTTCCCACCAAAACATCTACACAATAATGTGCACATTCGTAATGGAATTAAATATCCCGGAAATGAACATATTGGGTCATTTGGATGTGATTCATACGATATATCTGCTGTGGTTGGCGGACGTGGTTCTAACGGAGCGCTACATGGAATGACTAAGTTCCACATGGATGATGCTCCAGCAAATGAGTTCTTTCTAGAGTACATCGCAAGGCCACAGACTGCTGAGATATTTTTCGAAGAAGTGCTGATGGCCTGTGTGTTTTATGGGATGCCAATCTTGGTTGAAAACAATAAGCCAAGATTATTGTATCACTTAAAAAATAGGGGTTACAGAGGTTTTTCTATTAACAGACCGGACAAACAGTTTGCGAAATTGACTAAGACTGAACGAGAGTTAGGCGGAATACCAAACTCATCAGAAGATGTCAAGCAAGCTCACGCTTCAGCAATAGAGTCGTATATCGAGAAATTTGTTGGCCTTGATTTAGAAGGGAAGTATAGAGATGCGGACCTAATGGGAACGATGCCATTTACAAGAACGCTTGAGGATTGGGCTAAATTCGATATAAATGACCGAACAAAGTTCGATGCTTGTATCAGCTCAGGGCTTGCGATAATGGCGAATCAGAAGCACCTGTACGTGCCTGAAAAAAAAGAATCGAAATTAATTATTAACTTCGCTAAATATAAGAACGAAGGGACAATAAGTCAATTGGACAAATGAAGAATATAACAATCCAAATTAATTCGGTATCGTTTCCTAGCCAATTGGCCACGGATGCTGAAAAAGAATCCGACACCTTTGGTCTACAAGTTGGTCAGGCTATACAATATGAATGGTTTAGAAAAGATGGAAACTCTTGTAGATACTATGGACAATGGCAAGGCTTCAGAAGATTAAGACTATATGCTCGTGGAGAGCAGCCTATAGGTAAATATAAAAATGAATTAGCTATTGACGGAGACTTGTCTTACTTAAACCTAGACTGGACTCCAGTTCCTATTCTCCCTAAGTTTATTGACATTGTTGTTAACGGTATGTCTGACCGACTATTTAAGGTTAAGGCATATGCTCAGGATGCAATGTCTCAGGCAAAGCGTAGTAAGTATCAGGACATGATTGAAAGCCAGATGGTGGCAAAACCTGTACTTGAGATTATTCAGGAAGAAACTGGAGCGAATCCTTTTGTTATGAATCCAGATGAGCTCCCTCAAACTGATGAGGAGCTATCACTATATATGCAGCTTAATTATAAGCCTGCAATTGAAATAGCTGAAGAGGAAGCTGTCAACACTATCTTTGATGAGAATCATTACGATGATATCAGAAAAAGATTGAACTATGATTTAACTGTAATTGGTATAGGTGTCGCTAAGCATGAGTTCCTTCAGGGCGAAGGCGTAAAGATTTCTTACGTAGACCCTGCCAATATTATTTATAGCTACACCGAGGACCCATTCTTTAAGGACTGTTTTTATTGGGGAGAAATTAAAACTCTTCCAATATCTGAGTTAATGAAGATTGACCAATCGCTCACAAAAGAAGACCTACAAGAGATTACTCAGTACAGCCAATCTTGGTATGACTATTACAATGTAGCTCAGTTCTATGAGAACAGTTTGTTCTACAGGGACACTTGCACGTTGCTTTACTTTAATTATAAGACCACCAAGAAGATTGTTTACAAGAAAAAGAATCTTGAAGGTGGTGGCTCTAGAGTAATTGAGAAGGATGAGAACTTTAACCCGCCAACAGAAATGATGGAGGAGGGCAACTTTGAAAAGATTGAGAAGACTATTGACGTATGGTACGAAGGTATCATGGTTATGGGTACCAACATTCTTTTGCAATGGAAGATGTCTGAGAATATGGTTCGTCCAAAGTCAGCATCGCAACACGCATTACCAAACTATGTGGCTTGTGCTCCTCGTATGTATAAGGGAGTAATTGAGTCTTTGTGCAGAAGGATGATTCCATTTGCTGACTTGATTCAAATCACCCACTTAAAGCTGCAGCAGGTCATTGCACGTACAGTCCCTGATGGTGTATTCATTGATGCCGATGGTCTTAATGAGATTGACTTGGGTACAGGCAACGCTTACAATCCTGAGGACGCATTGAGGCTATACTTCCAGACAGGTAGTGTTATTGGACGTAGCTATACTCAGGATGGAGACTTTAACAATGCTAGGGTCCCTATTCAACAGCTTAGCTCCAATTCAGGAGCTGGCAAGACTCAGATGCTAATCACCAATATGAATCACTATATTGACATGATTAGGTCTGTCACCGGTCTTAACGAAGCTAGAGACGGCTCTATGCCTGACCCTAACTCTTTAGTTGGTCTACAGAAACTAGCAGCACTTAACTCTAACACAGCTACACGTCACATACTTGATGGCAGCTTGTACCTTTACAGGTCCTTGTCAGAGGCACTGACATATAGAGTTGCTGACATATTAGAGTACTCTGACTTTGCTGACGAATTTGCCAATCAAATAGGTAAGTATAATGTCTCTATCCTAAATGAGATTAAAGACCTATACATTTACGACTTTGGTATCTTTATTGAGGTTTCTCCTGATGAAGAGCAAAGAGCTCAGCTTGAAGCAAACATTCAAATGGCTTTGTCTAAAGGAGACATTAACCTTGAGGATGCTATTGACATTAGAGAGCTAAAGAATCTGAAGCTTGCCAATCAGTTACTTAAACTAAAGAGAGTAAAGAAGCAGGAGCGAGAGGAGAAGATGCAGATGCAACAGCAGGCTATGGTTGCTCAGCAGCAGATGCAGGCCCAGCAATTGGCATCAGAGACTGCTATGCAGAAGATACAGCTTGAGACTCAAGCAAAGATGCAGTTGAAGCAAGCTGAGATAGCTTTTGATATTGAGAAGGGCAAGAGTGAGGCTATGCTTAAATCTCAGCTGATGAGAGAAGAGTTTGAGTACAATCTTCAGCTTAGAAGTATGGACGTTACAAGCCTGACTGACAGAGAAAAAATGAAGGAGGATGCCAAGGCTAAAAGAATTAGCCAGCAGAATACCGAGCAATCTAAATTAATTAATCAAAGAAAGAACAACCTTCCTCCTTTGAGTTTCGAATCAAATGAAGACAGCTTAGATGGTTTTGATTTGGCTGAATTTGAACCTCGATAAAATGTTAAAATAATTAATTAAGTTTGTACAAATAAAATCTAATAAAATGGAAATCAAAGTAAGGTCACTAGACGTCATTGAACCGAAGAGTGTTCAAGAGGTAGAAAACGAGTTGATTGAAAAACACGAGCAGTCATTAGTAGAAAGTAGTGAAGGCTCTATTGAAGAGTCTGAGCCTGTAGAGTTTAACTTTAAAGACGAAGACGTTCTTTCATATATTGGTAAAAGGTACAATAAGCAGATTAACTCATTGGATGATTTGGTTGCTGAGCGTAAAGACTCAGAGCCATTGCCTGAAGATGTGGCTGCTTATTTAAAGTATAAAAAAGAAACAGGGAGAGGCTTCGAGGATTTCTTGCAATTGAATAAGGATTTCGATTCAATGGATTCAGAAGAGCTACTAAGAAACTATCTCACATCTACTCAAGAAGGATTAGACAGTGAGGATATTGAGGCTTTAATGGATGACTATTCATTCGATGAAGATTTGGATGATGAGTCTACTGTTAAGAAAGCTAAGATAGCTAGGAAAAAAATTATTGCTGAGGCTAAGAAATACTTCAACAATCAGAAGGAAAAATATAAAGTCCCGCTTGAGTCAAGTATGGGCTTTGTTTCCGATGAAGAGAAGGAGTTGTATGATAGCTACAAACAATATATTAGTGAGGCGAAAACTATAGAGGAGGAGACTAATCGAAAGCGTAAATGGTTTGACCAAAAGACAGATGAGGTCTTTAGTAAAGACTTCAAAGGATTTGAGTTTAACATTAACGACAAGAGGATTTCGTTTGCTCCGGGTGATGCCAATGAGTTGAAAAGAATGCAGGCTACTCCTCAGAACTTTATCAATAAGTTCTTGGATGAAAACGGCATGATTAAAGACGCATCGGGATACCACAGGTCATTAGCCATGGCAATGAATCCTGAGAAGTTTGCCAAGTTCTTTTATGAGCAAGGTATGTCAGATGCTACTGACGATGTTACTCGTAAAATCAAGAACATTAATATGACGGAGCGTAGAGCTCCTGAAATAGGGCAGCCAACAGGAGGAATGCAGGTGAGGGCGGTAAACCCTGACTCAGGTAAAAACCTGAGAATCCGCAGCGCAAAAAAAATGTAAAAACTAAAAACTAAAAAACAATGGCAAGTGCATTATTAAACAACCCTACCTATCAGCTGCAGCCTTCTGCAGAACAGGTAGCTTTGCAAACAAACTACATTACCAACTTCAACTTCTTGAACCAGTATCTTCCTGATACTTATGAGAAAGAATTTGAGCGTTATGGTAATAGAACCATCGCTTCTTTCCTTAGAATGGTAGGAGCTGAGATGCCTTCTAACTCTGACCAAATTAAGTGGGCAGAACAAGGACGTCTACACATTAAGTACACTGACGTAACTTCAGCCGCAGCTCTTGGTGCAAACACTGCAACCTTTACTGTAGCTGACAGTGGTGTTACTTACATCGCAATCCGTGTAGGTCAGACTTTGATGATTCAGAATAACGCTTCAGGTGTATTCAACAAAGCAATCGTAACTGCTGTACCTTCTGCAACTACTTTCACTGTAGCTTTCTATGAGGCAGCTGGACAGGCGTTCGCAGTTTCTACTCAGTGTACTGTATTTATTTACGGTTCTGAATTCAAGAAAGGTACTAACGGAATGGTTGGTTCTTTGGAATCTGAAGATGAAATCTTCTCTAACAACCCTATTATCATCAAAGATAAGTATGCGGTTAACGGTTCTGACATGGCTCAGATTGGATGGGTAGAAGTAACTACCGAGAATGGTGCAACTGGATACCTTTGGTATTTGAAGTCTGAGCACGAGACTCGTCTACGTTTCGAAGATTATCTTGAGACTGCAATGATTGAAGCAGTTCCTGCCGCTACTGGTTCTGGAGCCAAGACTGCTGGAATGATGGGTTCTGAAGGTATCTTCTATGTTGTAAACAACAGAGGAAACGTATGGGGCGGTGGTACTCCAACCTCTCTTTCTGATTGGGATTCTATCGTATCTCGACTTGACAAGCAGGGAGCTATCGAAGAGAACGTAGTGTTCGTTAATCGTGGCCTTAGCTTCGACATTGACAATATGTTGGCTACCTTGAACGGATACAATGGAGTTAACGCTGCAGGTGCTGCATCTTATGGTCTATTTGACAACGATGTTGACATGGCGTTGAACCTTGGATTCACTGGCTTCCGTAGAGGTTATGACTTCTACAAGTCTGACTGGAAGTACTTGAATGACCCAACTATGCGTGGAGGTCTAAATACTACTGCAGCTACTGCAACTGGTACTATCACAGGTTTGATGGTTCCTGCAGGTTCTACTTCAGTGTATGACCAAATCATGGGTAAGAACGCTAAGCGTCCATTCTTGCACGTACGTTACAGAGCTTCTGAAGCTGAAGACAGACGTTACAAGACTTGGATTACAGGTTCTGCCGGTGGTGCTGCTACCAGCGACCTTGATGCAATGGAGGTCAACTTCCTATCTGAGCGTTGTGTATGTACCTTGGGTGCAAACAACTTCGTATTGTTCAGATACGGATGATAAATAAACAGAGGGGCCGATTGGCCCCTCTTTTAACCTTTAAATAAAAAACATCATGGCTATTAAGAAAAAGGGAGGAGACCCAGTACCAAAGAAAAAAGGACCGGGACCAAAAACACTGCCTCAGGTTACAGTAAAAGCCTCTAGAATTGTTGACGAACCAGCAAAGAAGCCTAGTACTATTAATAAGAGAGCGCCATTAATGGATGTTCCAGTTGGTAAAAAGGGATATAGAATGTCAATTGATACCACAAACATGAACAAGCCAGATGAACAGACTTATAACTATACTATGAGAGATTCAACTGGAAAAGTTACATCAAAAGGAAACATAGCTCGTAGTGAGAGTAAGGCTGCCGCTAAGCAATTAGTTAATAAGCTTAAAGCAAAGAAGTAAGAATTAACTGAGGGAGTCGCTTTGGCTCTCTCTATTTTAAATTTTAAATCAAATTAAATCTAACAACAAATGGCTAAGGTTACACCTGTAGACAAGGTCTACAAACTTAAAATTGGGAATCCACTTTCCTACACACTAGCATCAAGAAACCACCCTAGATTCCCTCTTATGTGGTTTGATGAGAAGAACAATGTCAATCGAGCTCTTAGATATGCAACAAATCAGAAGTCTCCATTTGAAGACGAACAAGATGGCAATGCAATCATTGAGCCTATTATCTTTGAAGATGGATTCCTAAGAGTCCCAAAGCAAAACCCTGTACTACAGCAGTTCCTACACTACCATCCATTAAATGGAATTATATTTACTGAAGTAGACAAGGAGAAAGAAGCAGCTGATGAGGTCAATGATTTGAACCTAGAGGTAGAGGCATTAGTAGAAGCTCGTCAATTGACTATCGAACAGATTGAAACTCTTACTAGAGTAATGTTTGGCAAGGACCCATCGACTGTGTCCACAGCTGAATTGAAGCGTGACATCTTGGTATTTGCCAAGACAGACCCTAGAGAGTTTTTGAATATATTGAATGACCCTGAATTAAAGTTTCAAGCTAAAATCAGAATGTTCTTCGAAAACAAGTTATTGATTTTGAGAAACAATGATAAAGAGATTTGGTTTAATACAGCGACTAACAAAAAGAAGATAATGTCAATCCCTTATGGTGAGGACCCCTATGAAATTGCAGGTGGATTCTTACAGAGTGACGAAGGTATTGATTCACTGAGAATGTTAGATGCTATATTGGCATAAATAGTTAAAATGATTTGCTGATACTTGGAAATGAGGGCATTTTTTGTGCCCTCTTTTTTTTATGTATATTTGTAAAAAGGCGAAAAAATGATAAACTCTGTTAGAAATACGGTACTATCCGTTTTGAACAAGAACAACTACGGGTACATATCTCCGTCAGACTTTAACTTGTTTGCCAAGCAGGCTCAGATGGAAGTATTTGAAGAGTACTTTTCTGAGTACAATAAGATAATAAACATGGAGAATGCTCGGATGTCAGGAACTGATTATGCCGACTTACGTAAAGCAGTAGAGGAAGCAGTTGAAACATTCATAGTTACATCTACTCTTACTCAGGTGACTCCAGCTTCAAATAGATTCTTTCTTCCATCTGCGACTACTACAGGATTTGATTACTTCATGATTAACAAGGTTCTTTGTTACGATGCATCTGGTCCAACTAGAGTATTCAAAGGTGAAGCAGAGAAGGTTACTCATTCAAAAATTACAATGCTTGTAAACTCAAACCTTACAGCTCCTACCGAACTATATCCTGCTTACACACAAGAGGGCTCATCCCTTACAGTTTATCCTGCTAGTATTAATTTACCAAACGAGGTTGATGCAAATTACTTTAGGTATCCAAAAGACCCGAAGTGGACGTATGTTACTTTGGCAAATGGTGAGCCAGTGTTTAATCAATCTCAACTTGACTACCAAGACTTTGAAGTTCCATTGGAAGACGAGATAAAACTTGTCTCAAAGATTCTTCAGTATGCAGGGATGTCTATACGTGAGATTGAGGCAGTACAGTTTGGTGGTAATGAAGAACAAAAACAATCACAATAATCATGGCATACATCAGTCAATATCAGTATTACGAAAATGGTGGCGTTGTTCCTGAGGATGCCAATTGGGGCTCTTATCAGTATGTGAGCCTTCAGGATATTGTCAATAACTTCTTGTTGATGTACTCTGGCAACCACTCATTGGTGAATAATGAGGAGCGATACAGAATACTGTTCCACGCAAAGAGGGCTATTCAAGAGTTGAACTACGATGCTTTTAAGGAGATAAAAGTTTTGGAGCTTACCGTCTCTGATAACTTAAAGTACATCTTGCCTTCTGACTATGTCAACTGGGTGAGAATATCTCTTTACAAGGACGGGTGGTTGAGACCATTGTCTGAAAACATTCAGACCTTATCATCTAAAGCATATCTTCAGGACAATCAATACAGGATTTTATTTGATGAAAATGGAAACGCATTGTCTCCTGAGTATTCTCAGATTGATTTAGACAACATCACAAGTATCAAGAAAAGTATATACCTCAATAAGGACAATCAATTTGATGGTAACGAAGGGTGGAACTATGATGGGATGTGGTATTTTGAAGGGAACATTGGTGCCGCTTATGGTTTAAATACTGAGACGGCTAACTTCAACCCTACCTTTAACATTGATAGAAAAGCTGGTGTAATCAACTTTGATTCACCAATGGCTGGTCAATCATGTATTGTTGAGTACGTGTCTGATGGCATGGAGCAGGGAGATAACTCAAAGATTACGGTAAATAAATTATTTGAAAAGTACGTTTATGCCTATATTCAGTATGAAATATTGAGCAGCAAATTAGGAGTTCAAGAATATATTGTTGCTCGTGCTCGTAAGGAGAAATCAGCCTTACTGAGAAACGCTAAGATTAGAATCAGTAATATTCATCCGGGTAGACTCTTAATGAATTTGAGAGGATTAGACAAGCAAATTAAATAAGATGGCAAAGTTTAGCAGGAACTTCACAGCAGGGAGAATGAATAAGGTCTATGACCAAAGAGTTGTCCCTGACGGAGAATATATTGATGCCATGAATATACGGATGGGTTCTACTGAGAACTCTGAGATTGGTGTAATTGAAAACACCAAAGGCAATACTCCTTTGACTTCATTGAGCTATATTGATGGGACTCCTTTAAGTGCTTCTGCAAAATGTATTGGAGCTATTGAGAATAGCTTTACCGAAACTATTTATTGGTTTGTCCACGACCCCAACTTTCCTATTGGAGCCACAGGCAAGCTAGACTTGATAGTGTCGTTTAATGTTAGCACAAACATATTGACCTATCACGTCATTTCAATTAATGATGGTGGTAACGTAAATACCACTTTGAATTTTAACTCCAACTACCTTATCACAGGGGTAGACATCTTGGATAATAAGCTTCTGTTTTTTACAGATGACTACAATCCGCCTAGAGTTATAAATGTTCAAAAGAACTATCCTAACCCAATCACAAACATTGATGAGGTTAGTGCTGAGTCTTTGTTGGTAATTAAAAAGCCACCAGTAGAAGCTCCAGCAGTTCAGCCTACAGTAAATAATGGTCAGGAGAATTATCTTGAGACTAGATTTATTTGCTTTGCTTACAGGTATAAATATGAAGATGGTGAGTACAGTGCCACATCTCAGTGGTCTGCTCCAGCATTTGTTCCTAAAGCATTCAACTTTAGTGTTGATAGCTACTTGAACGAAGGCATGGTCAACCTGTGCAACTCAGCAATCATCACATACAACTCAGGAGGTCCATTAGTAGTTGGCATTGACTTGCTATTCAAGAAGGCTGACGCAAATATTATCCGTGTTATTGAGAAGCTTGACAAGACTAATCTAGGGTTGCTTGATAACACAGATTATGAGTACACATTTACAAATAACAAGATATTTACAATCCTATCTGAGTCTGAGTTATTGAGGCTTTATGACAACGTTCCTCGATTTGCTAAGGCTCAAACTATTATGGGTAACCGTTTAATGTACGGTAACTACGTAGAGGGGTATAACTTGATTGATGTAAATGGGGCTCCATTAATGATTGAGTATTCTACTGATTTGGTTTCTGAGGAAATTGGAGTAACAACCGTAGATACAAATACTCAGTCAGGAAACTATTCTATTGACGGACCTTTAAATGTACCCAACTCTGTTGTATACATTGACTTAGACGGAAGAGATTTAGTTGAGGGGGCCGCTATAAATTTAGATATTACTTTAGAGCATGAGGATTGGTCAGGAGATTTACCTTTCCCAACTCAGACTACAGAAAACATAAGACTTAACTTTGCATTTTTCTTATCCAAAAACTACACGTCAGTGTATGAGTTGGCTTCTAGTATAGAGTTTCAAGATGCAATAGGGACAACTTCAAATATAGCTCCAGTTGCGAATGCTTGTAATGGGATAACTTTTACGGACCAATTTAATTGCGAATTGCCAAATAACTTGGTCCCTTTATTTAAGAGTTCAAGTGGCATTAGCTCAATCAATCAGCCAATAGGGATATTAACATCTCCTGCTAGTAATCAGATAGGATTGCAGATTCCCGCAATGAAATATGTGGACAATCTTGTCACGCCTACTCAAGAGGCTTACGAATACTACTCTATATCTTTTTCTCAGGCAAGCTTTCAAGAGATAGGAAATACTCAAAGTCTTCATAGCAATAGAGACTATGAGGTTGCTATTGTTTACATGGATGAATTCAACAGGTCTACGACAGCAATTGTCAGCCCTAACAATACCATTCATATTCCTTGTGGATTATCTTCTTCAAAGAACTCTATACAGGTAACTATACCATCAACACAACTTCCTCCTGCTTGGGCTACCAGATACAAGTTTGTTATTAAGCCTAGTGAGGAAAATTATGAGGTGATTTACTGCAGCATATTCTTCCAAGACCCTGATAGTAATAACGCTTACTTCTTGTTAGAAGGAGAGAATTCTAGAAAGGTTGAGGTAGGAGATAGATTTATAGTTAAAGCTGACTCTGAGGGACCAACTAATAATTGCGTGTACGCAACTGTGTTAGAGAAATCTTCTCAGCCTACAGGGTTTCTAGAGATACCAACTGAAGATGACCCTGCAGTTTTTATCCCTGTTCCAGCTGGTGTATATGTGAAGATTAATCCGAACAGCTTTAATATTATTAAAGATGAGAATGCGATTATTGCTCCCGGAAAAGTATTCGTAAAAGAAAAAAATGGAGGGGACTACCCTATTTTGTTCTATCCAATGAATGTGTTTAATGGCACAGACTGGGATGACTACGATGTTCCTTCAGGAAGCAGAATTGTGATGTCAATAAAGCAATTCAGAGGCGGTGTCGGCAATGCTTGTGAGGAGAGAAGAAACACGCTTGAAAAAACTTTTATCTCAGCAAACTCATACGACAATATGTATGATTGGTTTGTTGGTGAAAACATTGAACAATTTCTGAATGACGGCATTAAGGTAGTTGGAGGAAATGCTTGCGAGATTCAGAATGTGTTTCAGGGATATACTGATGTTACTCCTCCAACCATTTCTACAGCTACTTGCACTAACTATTATAAGTTTCATAGAAACCTTGTAACAAATCAACTTCAGTTGATGGTTACAGGAACTGTTTCTTGTACAGGGATAACTAATCCAAGAGGAAGAGATTCAAACGTAGAAGTAACAATTACAGTATTTCGTTCTGATAAAATAATAATATTTGAAACTGAGCCATCAGAGGCTTTGCCTGACGTATTCTTTGAGAATGAGATGTCATTTCCTATTGTAAATGGAAACCATCAGGGCAATATTCAAAATCAAAATATTGCTACGTCCACACCTGCAATTGTAGATACTAAGTTCTTTAACTGTTTCTCGTTTGGTAATGGTGCGGAAAGCTATAAGATTAGAGATTCTTTGGTTGGCAACTTCTTTAACTTTGGTAACAGAGTAACTACCGTTTCTGCTCAGGACTACAGAGAAGCTGATAGATTTGCGGATATTACTTACAGCGGTGTTTATAGCGCTGAGTCAAATGTAAATAAGCTCAACGAGTTTAACCTTGGCTTACTTAACTTTAAAGTTCTGGAGCCATCATTTGGAGATATCTACATCCTAGATGGTAGAGAGACAGACATTCTTGTTCTTCAAGAAGACAAGATATCTTATGTATTGTCAAGCAAAAACATTATCTCAGACTCTACAGGTGGCGGTGTTATTGCATCTGTACCTGAGGTGCTAGGTAATCAAATTGCAAGAACGGAGAAGTATGGCATCAGCTTCAACCCTGAGAGTTACGTACAGTGGGGCTTCAATAGATTCTTTACTGATGTAAAGAGAGGAGCTGTCATTCAGTTGGTAGGTAATTCTACAGGCAATGACCAATTGGCTGTCATCTCTGAGCTTGGTATGCGTACTTGGTTTAGAGATGAGTTTAATGCCTCATACTCTACTCAGAAGCTTGGAGGGTTTGACCCATACATGAATGAGTACGTTCTTTCTAGTAATGAAACTGATATTCCTTTGAACCCAGAGTGCTTGGCTTGTGGTGTATTGCAGACGTTTACTTTAAGCACATTGCCAGCTCAAACTAAAACATTTGAGTATTGTGTAGATTTGGGGGCTCCTGTAGGTACATCAGATATCGACTATACCGTTCAGACAATTAGTGTCGGAGCTACATTTGAGATAACTGTAGTGTATGATGGTAACACATTTACTACAGGTTCTGAAACTACCAGCGGTACGCTTTCATTCCCTAAGGATAACATATCCGTTGAGAGTGCAACGATAACTATTGAGTACACAGGAGACATAGTCCTTTCTGTAATTGCTGGGTGTACGGTAGCTGAGAGTGTCACAATTGTTCAAATTGTTGTAACAAATGATTTCGAAGCAGGGCAGAGTATACATACCGAGTATAGATATACCAATGGCGCATTTACATCGCCATTGCAATCTGTTCTTACCACGTTCTCATCGTCTGTCGAGAATCCCTTGGTATCAAGATACAGTGCATTGACAGGACCTGTTGGCTCTGGAGCATTCGCTCCTGCTGGAAGTACATTGAGAATTATCTGTAACAAATTATCTACAGATACTTTTGTGTTCAACCCTGCTACAGACAAGTTCAAATACTTGATGTCAAATACCTTGTACACCAATACTCCTGCAAACATAACTACGTTGCTAGGATTAGCGAGTACAGCTACACCAAATCAAGGAGGTGGTAATATTAATTATGCGGAATTTACAGTGCCTGCTTTGCAGGATTACTTGTATCTTGTTTGGGATTTAAGAGATTCTACTCCTGTAACATTGTGCTACTCTAGCACGACTGTAATTGATGTTTGCTGCGGATGCGAAGTAAGTTAAACCAAAAAATAAAATGGCCACAAGCTCAACGTATTATTTAAACGCTCCATCACTAGGCTCCGCTACAGCTGTGTTCACAAACGCAGCTTTAACGGTATGTGCTCCAAATGGATTCTACTCAGATGGTATCATATCAAGGGAGTTAGTTGACTGCGTACTTCTGCCTCAGCAAACCTGTCCTTCTTGTTCTATCCCTTGTGGGGAAACTATATCTGCAGATGGTGTTCAAGGTATCTATTACCTTAACACGGACTTAGGCTCGGCTATAGGCGCTGTTGTTATTAGATTTAATCCTCTGAACATACCAGATGGCATTAAGGCGGTTTACAATACCGTTGTATACAATGGTGTGTCTTCACCTGTATACGGCTGGCTTCAGGGTACAGCAGGGCTACCTACTTATATTGGATTAGCTTCTGCTGATTGTGGTATAGTAGCAGGCTCTCCATATACTTTGGATGAATTCCAGTACGATGGGACAGATTTTGCCGCTCTAGGTACAGATACATCTGTAAGTATATTGGCAGGACAAATGGACTTGACAGCGTTGGCACCGGGAAATACATTGATGGTAATCCCAAAAATAGCAGCAAGCCCATCTATATTGAACCTTACTTTTATTGGACCATGCTCTGGAACAGAGTTCAGTATTTCAGTAGCTTGTCCAGCTTCGTTGCCATCATTTGATTCAAGCACAGTGAATGCTAATAGTGAATTGGCTTGCGCTGATGCTATAGACCAAACGTATTATGTAGCTCATGTGAATGGGGCTGGTGGTGTTCTTGGCTTATACGATTTGGTATTTAGTGATGCCAATGGGCAATCAAAGTTATCAGCAGGGTTTTATAAGACCAGTGATGCAGGGGCTAATGAATGGTATCAGGTAGATGCAAATGGAGCGATTGTTTTGTTTGGTACTTGTCTGGTTCCAATCCCATGTGGTGGCTCAATAACTGGTAGTGGAGGTCAAGGTGTGTACTATATTGAGACAAATGTAAGCACAAACACTGGAGCGATAATTGTTAAATTTAATCCTCAAGGAGTTCCTGATGGTATATTAGCCACGTATAATAGCGTGAACTATAATGGGTTGTCATCACCTTCATTTGGATGGCGTCAAGGCACTGCAGGATTACATACTTTTGTTGGTGAAACAGCTCTTGATTGTAATATAGTGGCGAACTCTCCTTATTCTAATGTTGATGAGTTTGAGTATAATGGAACTACTTTTGCTTCATTAGGAACAGAAACATCTGTAACTGTATTGTCTGGGCAAATGCAAACTAATGCATCAGCTCCGGGCCTATGCGTAATGGTAATACCAAAGCCTACAGCTAGTCCATCCATAATGAATCTTAGTCTTATTGGAATTTGTTCAACAACTGAATTCAATATAGAAATTCTATGTGCAGCTCCTTTAACATCATTTGCATCTAGTCTTAATAATTTTGACAGCTCAACTGCTTGTGTTAACGCTATTGACCAGACATTCTATGTGGCTCATGTAAATGGTGCCGCTGGAGTACTTGGTTTATATGACCTAGTATTCAGTGATGTTAATGGTCAGTTTAAACTAAGCACGGGCTACTACAAGACAACAGCTGCGGGTGCTAACAATTGGTATCGAGTGGATTCTAATGGAGTGATTATTCAATTTGGAACTTGTCCTTAATAATTATGGCAAACTATACACTGACATACAGCGAAGCGGGGCCCGGATGGGTCTCCTTCTATTCTTATTATCCTGACTGGATGATAGGGATGAACAATTATTTCTATACGTTTAAGGGCGGGGATTTATACAGGCACAATACCAACGAGGAAAGGAACACGTTCTACACTCCTTGGCAGGCCAAGAATGGTACACCAAATGCAGACTTTACTCCAACTAGAATGAAGAGTGTGTTTAACACTTCTGTACTAGAGAATAAGGTATTCAAAACGATAGACATACAGGGAGATGCTCCATGGGCCTTTACATTAGAGACCGACATACAGGTGTCAGGCTTTATCCAATTGAATTGGTTTGAGAAGAAAGAAGCCACATACTTTGCTTTCATTAGAAACAATGCTGCAGGCGAACTGTCCCTAAGAAGTGTGAATGGTATTGGTCAAAGCAGTCAGGTTGTTGGTGGGAATGTAATCAGATTCCCTATCAGCGTTTCTATTGGCAGCATCATAAGCATTGGAGACCTTTTGTATTTCTCACTTCCTCCGTCCTATGGAACGCCTGTACTGGCTGGCCGAGTAACGGCTATAACAGTAAATCTGCCTAGCAGTATTAATCAGATAACAATTGATACCACGATAGCAGGAACGACTCCTATACCTATTCAGGATGCGTTTATATTTTACGTCAAGAATTCAGTTGCTGAATCTCATGGAGTGCTTGGTCATTACTGCGTATTTGATATGCAGAATACTTACACGGATAAGATTGAGCTCTATGCTGTTGAGGCAGACGTAATGAAAAGTTTCCCTTAAAATTAATATCTTTGTTATAGCATGGCACTAACAATACGAGAGTTAAGCGAAACGGATTACGAAGACATCCTTGTAGAATGGTGGGGCCAATGGGGATGGGAGCCTCCACAAAAGGACTTCCTCCCTAATGATGGCAAAGGTGGCATCATAGTTTATGACGGTGATGTTCCAATTTGCGCAGGATATATGTATATTACTAACTCTAAAGTAGGGTGGGTAGATTGGATTATTTCTAATAAGTATTATACCAAGAAAGAACTAAGGAAATACGCACTTGAATTATTGGTCTCTAGATTGACTGAAATATGCGGATTAGTTGGATGCAAGTACGTGTATGCACTTATTAAGAATCAAAGTTTAATAAAGACGTATGAGGAACTTGGATACATTAAAGGAGACTCATACACATCTGAAATGATAAAAGTATTATAATATGGCAATGTTCACAACAGTAGCGGCAGGGATTGGATTAGCGACCACAGCAGTTACAACAGGTATGTCTTTTGCTAACGCTGGAACTCAAAGAAGAAAGATGAGAGAGGCAGAGACGGCAGCAGATAAGGCTATGCAAGAGGCACGTCAAAAGCTTGAGGTTAACGTATACGATAAGTTAGCGATACAGAAGGAGCCTTATGAGTTACAGAGAGAAGCCATGCTTGCACAAGGAGCTCAGGCTCTTCAAGCTGGTGTTGAGAGCGAGAGAGGTGCGGCAGCTACAGCTGGTCGTATTCAGATGGCTGCCAACGAAGGACAAGGTGCTATAAGAAGTGCAATGGGTCAGGACCTGCAACAACTTGAGATGCTTAGCGCTCAGGAGGAGGGACGGCTTAGAGATATTGGTGTTCAGCTAGACCTTGAAGAAGTTGCAGGGGCTCAGCTTGCTGCTGCTAATGCGCAGGAACTAGGGGCTCAAGCAACAGCACAGGGCATGGAGGGGCTTACTAGTCTGACTGGTCAATTGGCTGAGCAGGCTCCATTGTTTGAGAAAGGAGCTTCAGCTAGACAGATTGGAAAACTAGAGAGACAAGGCATGAGGCAACAAGATTTAACATCTGGTGATATTCAATCTAAAATATCTAAGTTTGGTAAAATTGGCGAAACTGATTTTAGCAAAGTAGCAGGAATGGATAGAGGTCAATACTTAGACTTTATGAATAAAGCTGACCCAGAAACGCTTAGGCTGATAAGACAAAACCTTGGCTTAGGAGCTAAAGGAAAAGCTCAAGCAAATCAATTTGTAAAAAATATTGAGCAAGGATTTATAAATCCTTTTGCTATAACTAGTATGAAGAGAGGTTAATAATCAATGGCAACATTTTACAAATACGCTGAACGTAGTGCCGAGTCTCAGGTCAATTGGGCTGAGATAGGCAAGAACATGACGGATATGCTCCGTGATGAGGTTGCTTTAAGGGAAGAAAAGAAAGCTGCTATTGATGAGGCTACACGTAAGTATGCCGAACAGCTTTCAAATGCTCCTCAAGGAGAACACGTTGGCGCAAAAGAAGAGGCGCTTAGATTCGCTGACCAAGCAAGTCAGTATATGCTTCAGCAAGAAAGACTTTTAAAGAGTGGTTTATTGAAGCCAAAAGATTATATGGTTGCCCGTCAGAATTTAGTTGACGGAACGACAAGAGGCTTTCAGGCCATGAAAGAATTCCAAGCTCAATACGGTGAGTTAATGGAGAGAGCAAGAACAGACAAGTCATCAATCCTAGAAATACAAGCTTTAGAAGAAATTCAAGGATACGGTAATTTTAGACAGTCAGGATTCTTTATTGATGCCCCTACAGGAAAGGTTAATGTTGGTTTAAAAGAAGAGAAGGAAATTAATGGCCAAAAAGTAATGGGCCTAAAGGATGGTAGTACCCGTGGAATGGAATACATAGACGGGGCTATCTACACAAGAATAGATAAGTTTAGGGTTAGGGAGTCTTTGACTCCGATAGCTGATAGCTTAGGTGTAGAGATTCAATCTACATTAGACCCAGCTACATTAAGTAAGCTAGGCACTATTACATCTGTAGAGGACCTTAGAAACAGAAAAGATATCGACCCTGTTACTGGTCAAATATTATTTGATTATTATACATCTCTTAGAGATTCTGTTGGAGCTGTTATTTCTAGCCCATTTCAAAAAGCATCATTGCTTGCTGATACATTAGGCGTGCAAGTTACTATGGACCCTAATGTGGCAGCTAAAGACCCTAACTTAATTCTTAAAGTAATAGACCCTAATACAGGCAGAGCAGAGTATAAGTTCTCAGAACAGCTAGAGAAGAAGGCTGAAGACTATATGACTCAGCAATTGTTAAGCATGGTCACTAGAAAACAAGAAATCAAAACAGGTGGTCAGGTTGAGCTTCAAGAAAGAAGACCTAGAACTGAAGCTGAGATTGGTAGGGCAGAGAAAAAAGCAGATGCTGTAAACGTAGCTCAGAACTTGATATATGCTACTACAGGAAATGCTAATGAATCAGACTCTGGAACTAAGTTTCTTACAGGATTAACTGGTCTTCCATTTAATAAAACAAAAGATGGAATTAGTATTACTGATGAAGACGGAAATCTTCAGACCTTTAAACTTAGAGCAGATGGAAAAACCCTTGCTGACCCATTAACATTTATAAAATCATTTATTGGACCTATTACTAGAAAAACAGGACTAAACCAAGATGATGTACTTAGAGAAGTAAAAAAACTGTTGCCTCAAGGGGCTCAGCTTAATGAGACTACCGTTGCGTCAGGATTTGATGCAGCAGCAGCTGAACAGGCGCCATTAGATGAGCTAAATACAATTGTTTCTGAAAGTGTTCAAAATCCTAAATTAACTCCATATCTTAATGTTCTTAAAAGCGGAGAAGCCTTAACAGATGAGTTTAACAAGTTCATTTCACCAAAACTGTCAGGAGTTAAATTTGATTATAATGCAGCAGGAAATGTTTTTGTTGATGTTAATGGAGTAAAATCAGAAGGATATAAAGTAGGAGACCCAGCTAAAAATAAAGCTGCACTTAAAAATCTGCAGGACTTTATTATTAAAACTTATGCTAAGGGAGGAACTGCTGAGGAACAAGAAATGGCAGCTGAGGCCGTACTAAGTTTATTACCTAAGACAAGTAGAAAGACTAGTGGAGTTATGGCAGGATATTAATTAATACATACAAGCATACAAGATGAACGAACAGGCTATTATAGACTCGTACAACCTAGCGGTACAGAATGGATACAAGAAATCAGTTGATGAATTTAAGACATTGCTTTCTACCAATTCAAATGCTTTAAATGATATTTATAATTTATCCGTACAAAATGGATACAAAAAATCAATAGAAGATTATAAAGTATTGATGGGTGTATCCCCTATAAAAGCCTCAGGTCAGGAGCCTGAAATGCCAGCAGAGTTAAAAAAAAAAGAAGATACTACGGCATTACCTTCGGGACTTGGTTCTTCGGTTTCGTCCGTATCAGCTGAAGCAACTCCTGAAATGGCTAAGTTCGGGTATCAGCCCGGGAAGCCTTTGCCTCAACAAATACCATCTGTTCAACCTGAACAGCCTACAAAACCAAAGTATACTGAAGAGGTAATGTTTGGCCCAATGGGCATCTCTGGTGTTAAGACTACGGGTAGAGCCCCTGAATTTATAGGTAAGAGTATCCCTAAGGTAGTTGGAGAAATAGGTAAAGTTCTAACTAAAGGAGCTGTCAAGTTTCCAGCTGGAGTTTTAGAGACTGCCGCAATAGCTACAGCTGCCGCACGAAACCTAGCTGCAAAGACTGGCATAGTTGATGAGACTTCTGCGCTTGATATATCCATTCCAATCGGACCAGCTAATGTTAATTTTTACCAAGCTGCAGGTGAATGGAAAAATTTAGTAAATGATTTTGTCCCAACAGATAAAGATATTGAGTCTGGATTTTGGGGACAAACTGCCAATGCTTTAGGTGAAATGATTCCTATACTACTTACTGGAGCAATCTCAGGAGGAGCTAGGGCTATTGCTAAGGAGGCTGGTAAAAAAGGCCTTTCAATGCAGGGTGTTGCTAACTATGGTAAAAACGTAGTGTCTCGAATAGGAACTCCTCAGGGAGTTTTAACTATTTCACAGGTAGCTGCACCATCATACGAACAAGCAAAACTAGAAGGGGCCACAGAGAATGAGGCACTTGGATATGCAATTCAAAATGCAGTGATGACTTTCCCTCTGGAGATGTTGCCAGTAAATAATTTATTCAAGAGATTGGATAATGCTTTAGTTGGTAATAAAGGAGTTGAAGTATTAAAGAGAGCAGTGATTGGTGGCGGTGAAGAATTTATCACTGAAGGTGTTCAAGCTGTTTATGAGAACATAACAGCAGATGCTATATATGGCTCCACCAGAAGCTTTTTAGATGGTGTAGGAGAGGCTTCCGCTGTAGGAGGTACAGTAGGCGCCATAATGAACGGTGTGCTTACAGCGTTGCTAGGAAGAAGAGCTAGAGCTACATCTAATAAGGAGATTGAGGAGATTGATAAATCAATTAAAGATGTAGAGCAGAAGATAGCTCAGGTTGATTCTAATAATGAATCTTTAAGAGAGACTGTAAAAGTTCTTGAGGAGACTAAGCCTAGAGTACTTTCCTATGGTAGCGCTAACTATAACTTTATTGAATCCCCTAAGGGTGATTTAGAATATGCTGATGATGCACTCACTGAGCAGCAAGCTCAGGGTATCATTGGTAACCTTGCAAATTCATACAAGAAGATTGATTTTCAAATAGAAGAAGTAGAGCCTGATGACCCATATCAGCCTACTACTTATAAAATTATTGGTAAACCTAAAACTATAAAACAAGATGCCATTCAAGAGCAAGCAGCAGGTCAAGTACCTGTTCAGTCAGGAACCGGAGTTAGCCAAGAAGTGGCGCAAGGAGAACCCCAAGCAGAACCTCAAGTCACTGCCGAAGCGGGTGCCCAAGAAGAAGTAAATCCAATAGATAAAGATAAGGGACTTGATAATCCTGATTTTGTGTCTTATGATGGAATGTTCTCAAAAGAGAAGGCATCTTCAACAAGTCAAACAGATATTCTTGCAGACGAAATTGGGGGGGCACGGGGGTATCAATTTTTTTATAAAGGTAAAAAGTCAAGGATAGAGATGATGAGTCCTGATGAATACCTAAAGAGAGTTAGAGAAGGATTTAAAACAAATAAAGATGAAGGTATATTAGACTTATCTAAGGCCAAGATTAATGAAGGTATAGAAAAAGGAGATAAAATAGATATGCCGTCTTTAAGCTATTCAGAAGGCGGAAGGTTTAATCAAGAGGGAAGGAATAGAGCTACTGTTGCTAAAGAAAGAGGCGAAAAACTAATCCCTGTTTTAATAGAGGAAGATGCTTCCATTGATGATAGAATAAATAAAGCAAAAGAATTATTATCAAGAGTTAAGACTAAAGAGAATACTATTGAAAGTTTAATAGATGAAGCTCAAAATAAGTTTAACTTACATAGGGATGTAGTTGCATTTATGCAGCGGAATATTGATGAAATTAATCCTGCTGTATCTCCAGCTGTGTCTCCTGTTCCTACTAAAGAAGAAGTAACACCATTACAAACAACTAAACAAGATACAAATGAAGCTATACCGACTGAGCGGGTACAGCCCGAACTACGGACTGTTCAACCCAAGACCAAAGCCACAACTAAGCCAGCAGAACCTAAAGGACCTGCACGAGTCTCTTCAAAAAGAGAACAAGTCAAAAGCTCCATCCAAAGAATCGCAAATGCAGGACTCCTCCGCTCCGCAGAAACAGGGAAGCAAACAATAACCGAGCAGGAGATTGATGCCCAGATGGCATTGACAGACGCTATGGCTAGAGTTTGGCAAGAGACATCAGGCAAGGATAACTTTTACGAAACCTTTTTTGAAGACGTAAAGGAGGGAGATATTGATGCCATCAGACAAAAGGGTGGTGCTCTATTCCAAAGCACTGAGCTGCCTCAGCTTCCTGTTACCAGAGTTACTTTAGCTGTGTTTGAGCTTCCTGAGTTTCAGAAGATGAAAGGCAATATGGTAGCTCCTCAAGCTGTGAGCGACCTAATGAAGTCTCGTGGCAAGCAAATTGAAAAGGACATTATAAATACTGTCCTCTCCTACGACAAGTACCAAGGCCAGAAGAGAATATCTTTTGATGACTTCAAGGATGATGTTGAGACTCAGCTAATGAAGCTCGAGCGTATTGATACAAACACATACGCTTCTTATGGTATGGATAATCTTGGTGATGAGCAAAACTATGGGACAGCTCAGACCATTATATTCAATAGCCCTATTGACCATGGTCAGTTTGGTCACTTCCGTGGTGACTTTAACAATAGAGCTATTCAAATTACTACTTGGAATATTCGTCAGGTACCAAACACTGAGCAGTATGTAGCGATTGATGCTAATATGCCGGCCGGTGTTGAGCAAAATGAAATGGCTCAGTACGTGGGCACAGCAGGACCTCTTGCTGATGTACAGAGATGGGTCAATGATAGAAATTCTGTTTCTGAAAGAAATATAAATGTAGGATTGTTCGGACACATTCGTAATTGGTTTAATAGAAATACTGGGGTATACACCTTAGCAGAACTACAAAGCGACTACTTCCAAAAGAATAAGGCCAATGATTTGTACGCATCAAAAATCCCTCAAGAGGAGATAGATGAATACATGAATAAAAACTTTAGAAGCAAGCTTGATAAAGAAACACGTGAGCTTTTTAAGAAGGAGTTTAACATTGAGACAAAGTTTGTACTTGATGAGAATGGTAATAAAAAAGCTGTTGGTTCATTTGACTCAGAAGGAGAATTACTTGTATTAGAGCGTATTGATGGATACACTACCCCTCCTATTGGATACGATGTTATTGAGAACGCAGAGAACAAAATAGTTATTGAGGCTGCTAGACTATTGGCTAGACAGGCTATTCCTTACAGTGATGTTGCTACAAGATATAGCGAACTTCGAGATGAGTATGAAGTAAAGCGAAAGGAACTAAAGAAAGAAGAGTACAAATACATAGCAAAAAGAATAGATGAAGTTAAAAAGTCAGAGGCTGGCAACTTAATGCTTAGTCAGTTCGTGGCCTCACAGAAGGTTCACGAGCTAAGGCTATTCAGAGAGTCTCTTAAACACGCTGCAGATAAAGGAGCTACTGAACTTTGGTTCCCTACACCATATACTATTGCTGTAATTGAAGGATACGTAAGTGACAAAGGCACTCCTCCTTACGAAATTATTCGTGGTGATGATAACTATCTTGAGCCCGGAGACTTGATTGATTACGGTGGAACTCGAATGATTGTTGTAGAATCAGGTGGTGACTACATAACTGTTGCTGCTAGAGATTCTGTTTCAATATACGATATTGATGACCTAAGAAGAGATGAGGTCGATAACCGTATGAATGAATTAGAATACGATTTAGAGCGTCAAGTAAGTGATATAAATGCAATAACAAGACAAGAAGCTGAAGAGTATGAATATGAAGCAGACGAGTATATGTCTGATACTATTAAAGATGAATTAAACTCATACTTTGAAAATAACCCTGAAGAGGAGACTGTTTCTTGGAATAAAATAATAAAGTTCGATGTAAGAGATAGGGTAGAAAAAGATTACGACTACATGACCCCCCAAGACTTGGCATCTTGGGCAGAGGAGATTTATGAAGATGGTGATACTATCTACACGATTGACGAAAGAAGGGCTACAGAAAATCTTGGTCAGCCTTCAGAATATGAGAGCAATGTAAATGAAGATGATTTTGAGGACCAGCTTAGTGAGACCCAATCTACTATAGTCAGCAAGTACGGAGAGCTTGGTGAGATGATTCGCAAGATGCGACCTGATGCTGAGGTAGTAAGAGATAACAATGGTAAGGCTTGGATTAAAACAGAAATCACAGCAGCTGATGCAAGCAATCCAATCATTGCTTTCCAAGAAGAGGGCGGCAAGATAAAAGGAGCTATTGATTTCTCTAACGATAACAAGGCTTCGGTCTACGTTTTTGATGGTGCTGATATCTCTACACTTACTCATGAAATGAGTGGCCACCTTGGCCGTAGGGTTCTTGAGAAGTTAGCTGAGACTAATGCTGATTTCGCAAAAGACTATGAGACTGCTAAAAAGTGGGCTGGAGTTGAGAACAATCAATGGACCCGTGGTGCTGAGGAGAAGTGGGCCAGAGGTTTTGAGAAATATTTAAGGTCAGGTAAAGCACCAAGCAATGCGTTGAAAAACGTATTTGAAAAACTGAAGGATTGGCTTACTAATATTTACAAAACCATTAAGGGCAGCAGCATAGACATTAAGCTTACGCCTAGCATTACTTCTGTATTTGATAACCTCTTAGCCACTAAACAAGAGCAAGGCAAGGAGGTAGATGTACTAGAGGATGCTTTTGATTTCCTTGACAAAATAGATAAAGGCATTTCAAAAACATTAAAGACAAGAGCTAACGATGCGTTGCTTGGCATTCCTCTAACTGCTATTCAAGGGATGGTTAAAGGCCTGAAGGCATTGGTTCAGGGTGGCATGAAACTACGTGATGCCATTAAAAATATAGCTGCAGAAAACAACATCTCTCAGGAGAAGCTTAGAGACATCCTTGATATTGCTAGTATCCAAGAGGATTTCAATACCTTAATGGATAAGGCTGATAAGTTGATAGCAACTCAGAAATCAAAAGAGATTCCTGAAAAGAAGATTGTATCCAACTTGGATAAAATGGTCCGAGATTTCTATAAGGATTTGGATGTCAATGATGCCCAGCGCAAAATCATGGAGCGTGAAGCACGTGCTAGAATGGGTGTTGAACCACGTAAAGCTGCATCAATTGGCCGTGTTATCGGTGTACTCAAGGACATTACCAACGTAACTAGAGAAGAGAAGCTAAAGATTATCTCAAGGATACGTGAGCTAGGAAGAGACGTGACTAAGGACTTGGCTAGTGAGATTAGAGAGTTGGCAGCATCTGGAAAGATTACTGCCACTCAAGCTGCTAGTATTGTTGCTAGAACACTAAAAATAAATCCATTGAATGAAGCCTCTGTATCCAACTTTGTTGATTACATGGCAAAGGTATTCTCTAAGGCTGATTACGTTGGAAAGATGGGTACTGCTTTAAGTCAAATTAAGCAGGCCAAGAAAAACATTAAGACCAAGATTGGTATTTCTCAAGACCTATTTGAGCCATTAAATCAATTGCTATCAATCAACCCAACACTTATTCCTTTGAATCAATTGGAGAAGTACTTGGGTATCTTAGAAGACTTCAGCGCAAGAAAGGTTGTCCTTAGTATCCCCGACAGAGTCAAGGCATTGAAACAAGTCAATGAAATACTTGAAGAGGTAAGCAATGAGTTTTCTTTGGTTGACGAACTTGCGGATAGGTTTAACAACTACGAGGGCAAAGTATTTAACGAAGATGGCAACCTTAGCTATGCTTCAACTATCAAGGACATGATAGACGGTGGTATAATTACTACTGATGAAGCAGACTTGATGAAGAAGTACAAGTCTGAGATACTTCCTCAGGTAGAGCCTACGCCTGCTACTGATGCGGAAATTGAAGCAGATAAAAAGAAAGAAATAAAAACATTAAAGGAGCTAAAGATTGATAACAAGGAGTTCCCGTTGCCTAGCCGTGATGAGAAAGAGGATGCATTAAATCTAGCAAAGCTTATCAAAGAACTGAGCGTTGAGGACCTGATGAACCTTCCTTTGACTGACCTTAAAAATATAATAAAGGTTATAGGTAACATCAACAATGGATACCTTCCTCATTATGCCAAGGTATCTATAGAGAAACTTGAGGCTATCAAGCAAGGCAAGGTTCTTTCTGGTGCCATAGAAAAAGCTAAGCCTTTGTCTTTCTCAAAACTATACTCAAGATTAAAAGATAAGTTTACAAAGAAGGGAGCTATAGATGAGTTGATAAGAGCGAACCCATTGTACTACATAGACAACGTATTCGGTGACTTTAAAACAAGAGACATCTTTAACTCACTTCTTGAGAACTCTGCTCAGGCTTTGTCTAACTTTAACTCTGAGCTAAAAAGAGTATCTCAAAAAATAGATGCAGCTCAAAATAAGGTATTGGCATCGTTCAGACAGAACCCTGACAAGTATCTGATGTCTAAATTTAGAATGACAGCATATATGCTTCAGCGTGAGTACGAGTCAAACGTAGGCAAGAAGGGTGTTAAGCCTGTCGCTGATTATCTCAAGGCTACTATTAAACATATTAGAAAAGGCAAGTCAGTCTTTAAAGAAGCTGATGCTGAGAAGCTGGAGAAGATACTTAAAGAGGTTGAAAGCTACACCATAGATGAGTTCTATAATACATTCAACAGCGCAGAGAAGAACGCCATTAAAGTGATGACTGAAATCAATGCATCTCTAGGAGAGAAGGCGGCCTACACTGCGTCTGTGATACGTGGTAATAAGGTTGAGTTGATGGACAATTATTTTCACCACAATGTTTTGCATGAGCAGAACCCTATGGATGCTACGGCTGCACCTGAGTTCTCCAATAGCTATAGCAACTCAATGCGTCCGACTACAAAGGCTAAGTCTTTGATTGAGCGAACAGGTGCTTTGACTCCACTGAACTTTGACTTGTTTACATCTACTCAAAAGGGAGCCAAGTTTGTGTTGTTGGATTACAATATGACCTCTCCTATTCGTACCGCTAGAAGAACCTTGATTCAGGCAGAGAAGAACCTAGAGAGTAAGGGCTTAATGGATAAGGAGAAGACTCAAATATTCAATGCCATAAACAATGCATACGAGGAAGCTCTTGAGAATATATTGACAAACAACATTGTTCAGGATGACCTTTCAAATGAAGTGTTTGACTTTATTCAGAAACAAGGATACAGAGCTGCCTTAGCTGGCACTACTAGGTTCCAAGCTGAATTAGCTTCTAACATTGTAAACGCATTGCTTGTAAATCCTAAGGCTTTTGGGACAGGTATTATGAATGCAAAGCTTATTGCTTCAGCTAATGGGTATGAATTCATGAAGAATGCAAAGTCAAAACAAACGTCTAGGCTTTATGCTTCTGATGCTCTATCAGGTAAATTGGTTGACCCTCAAATACTGAAGCAAACATCAGGTATCAAGGGTAGCGTTTCTAGAGGTGCCTTACGAAACAGAACAACTCAGATTTATAATCTTACTCTAAAAAAGTTAGTTCAGAACCCTGTTGAATACATCGCAGATACCATGCTGACCACTCCAGATAAGGTGGTTTCTATGCCACTTTGGTTTGGTAGCTTCATGAATGAGTTCAAAAGAATAACAGGGGAAGAAGTTAATCAGGAGATGATGATTAACAATGACCTTGATTATATGCAGAAGAATGCAGATGCAATTGAGCAGGCTACAAGAAAGGCTGACCAAGACTCTGTATACTCAGGAGCTGCTAACAACGAGTTCATGGGAGTTCTCAAGGGTAAACTAAAGCCTAATCAAGGGTTGACTCAGAAGATTTGGAACAACTTCAACTCTTTCATGACCAACTTCATGAACTTTGATTATGCTGCGGCAAGAAGTGCAGTCTATAATTTGTTCAACGAAGGGTACATGACTAAGCAAAAGGCTGCTGCCGTACTGGCCGGCATCACAACAAGGTCTGTAATCTATCAGGTTATGGTGGCTAATATGGGGGCTGGTATTGTTGGAGCCGCACTTGGTCTTGCGTTCGATTGGGAAGATGAAGAAGAAGTGGATGAGAAGTCATACTACCAAATGATTGGCAGAGGATTGGCTAACGTGTTTGCTGGATATACCGTTGGCAGAAACTTTGGCAACGCAGTAAGAGGAATGATAAACTTTGGTGTAGAAAAAATCAACGAAGAGTATCTTGACTTCCTTAGAAATGGAGAGTATGATTTCTACAAGGACAACATTGCATACACTTATCTAAATGTTGGTGACAGAGGAGATATAGATGTTCCAAAAATAGCTATTAATATGGCAGGTGCATATACCCCTGCATTGAACACAGCTGTATTGATAGGTAAAAACTTTGGAGCATTATCTAGCAGAGTAATGGGTGAGGGTCCAACCAAAAAAGAACCTGATGCTATAAGAAGAGAGGACATGACTGTAAATTACAGAATACCTTTAGAAGTTGCCGGCAACGCAGGATTAATTCCTTTTTACAAGGATGTTAAGAGGGCTGTGAACGATGAGATTTATAAGGACCTACGTAAGGCTGCTAATACTCCTGACTCAAGCATCACGACCCCTGATGATTATGATAAGCTGAAGGACTTGAAAGAGCTAAAGAACAAGACTAGGAATCAGGAAGAGCGCAGGGCTATAGACAAAAAGATTGTTGAGATTGTAGGCAGCGAAGAGGCTAAGGCTGCAATTGATAAGCAGAAGGAGATGTTGGCTGCAAAGAAGAAAAGACTACTTTATGATTCAAGCAAGGGACAGAGATACGATAATGAGAGTGACATGAAGCGATTGAATCCTTCCCTTTGGAGAAAAAGATTCGGGCCTAACTCGGATTGGAATAAAGAAACCAAGGCAAAGGAAGCTGTTGAAAGTAAATTACAAAAGGAAGCTACGGCTAGAGAAGACAAGGAATTTAAGAAAAAGAATAGGGGTAACTAAACGTACCTCACGTACTTCATAGTCTTGTGCTTGTCGTAGTAGGCCATCATCTCATCACGGGGAGGGAGACCTCCCCACTTTATTACTCCCTCTATCTTGGTTGCCTCAGCATAGATGATGCCATCGTCACAGGCCCAGACAATCACAGGATTGAGTCGCTTCTCTATGAGCTTGTTTAACTTGCTCAAAGTAATCGGCAGAGGGTAAGATGTCTTCATGCTCCTCATCCTTCCAACCACCTCAACATATGCAATCAGTTGTCCTTTATCATCGGACACCTTGTAGTCTATGTCGAACTGGTCAAGCTTCTTGTAGGAGCCTTTGAAAATACTTACGAACAAATCAATTGCTTTCTTTTCCCTTAAAATATCTGTGTCCGTTTCAAAAATCATCTTCCTCTATTGATTTCAACATTAATCTTAAATCGTAGATGAGTTCCTTCAGCTCTATCTCTGCTTTATTGAAGTCCCTATCTACTACATTCTCATAAATACTAGCTAACAGGACGTGGTTTAATCCCACCCTTGCAGCAATTCTATTTGCCCTAGCATTTTCTCTCTCTCGTTTTTTTTCCATGGTCTGACATAGTTTCAAACACTTGGACTAGTTTCTCGAATACTAAATGCTCTTCACCCAATGGAGTATTGATGTCAACAAGCTCGATAATCTTTTTTATCCTATCGTACTTGTCTTCAACTTTCTCTAAATTACTTCTGTCCCAAACAGAGTAGCCCATCTTTATGCTTCTGTCGGGGACATACTCATATTGGTCCTGTACAACTTCCTTTATTGTTATGAAGAACAAATCTTTACACTCTAGATATTTCTCCTTCACCTCAGGGTTGTACTTCAAAAGGTCTTCTACGTCTCCCATGTAGTACATATAAACTCCGTAGTCTCTCTTTAGAAAGTCACAGATGTCATCACTTGAGAATCCGATGTCACTTAGTATTTTACAAAACACCTTCCTTGCGTTTACGTTGTTTTGTTTTTTTGAATACTCTAAAATATTTGCTTCAAACTCTCTGTTCAATATCTGGGACAGAGCTTCCATCTTGGTGTACTTATGCATTATCATTTGATTCGATTCCTTTATAGATTTCAACTTTAATTCCGTGAGCGCCTAGCTCTTTTAATCTGTACTCCTGTAGCTTTGATACTCTGCCCTTGGGTTTCTTCACTTCGTAGAACTCTACGTCTGAATCCCTTGGTATAGCTATCAGGTCTGGGATACCGTTCTTGTTGGTGTTAATCAACTTGATTACATAGTATCCCTTGGACTCTAACTCCTTGATTAGTTTTGATTGTATTTGTTGTTCTGTCATACCATTAATAACTCGCTTATGGGGACCAAGAAACCAACTGAGGTGTCATCGTCACCGCCATTCCTTATGTACATATTGTGCTTGTAGTAGTACCTCAGTCTTTCCTTTAGATTCTCTACGTTCAATATGATGGCGTTGTTGAACTCAGCTATTATGTACAAGTAATACTCGGCATCTGTTACTGCTATCCCTGATGGCTTGCCCCTAGAAGAGTATTCGATGAAGATATTGCCAGTGACGTGAGCCATGGAGTCGAACTTAACCTCGAGCTTAAATGCTCCAGAGAAAAATTCTTTAGCCCAGTCTTCTCCAATCTGTCCAATAACCACATCGTGTTTGAAACTTCTTGAGTACTTCATTATTCAAGGATTAGGTTTACGGTGCCATCAATCTCATACATCTCACCTATCTCGAAGTATCCGAACTGATGACCGAACCTTCGCATCACTTTTTCTACCTGACTATTGAGCCGTTCCATATTGTGGAACTTATGCCCGTGTACCTTATATGATGTCATAGTTTTTTTTATGTGGCCTGAAATTTTTCTTTGCTATCTGTAAAGCCTCTGACTCTGTATCTGCGAAGCCCGTGTCATAAGTCCAATCATCATTGAACCAATAAATCCATTCACCAATGTGTGATTGAAAAACACCTATTGAATCTACAGGAATGTCCCTGCTGTAGAATAGTCTCTTTGCTTGTTCTCTTAGGTAAATCTCCATGTCAGTCTTCGAGTGTTTCTTTGTCCTCCTCTGCATAAATTTCTGCAGATTCTTTTACCCAATTTCTAAAGCTATCTTTACCGAATCCCATAGCGATTGTAAGCGATTCAATTGTCTCCATCACTTCATGGAAATCTATGTCGCTATGGTCTATTTCAATGGTGATAGTTTTATCGTAATGCTTAACAGTAAATACTGTTGGCTTGCTCATGTGTGCTAGTTTTCCGTACATTTTTTTGTTATTTCTTTTAATTGATTCCAAATATTTTCTGAGTTTTCACCCCAATAATAATCACACTTACCATCTTTGATAGGTGCTTCCATAAACCATGATTGGTAGTCGCTAGGCTTGGCTGTAAATCTATAGCAGCTTTCTTTAAATGGACAATTTGTCCCCGGGCAAATTGTTATATCAGGCATTTGTTTCGTTTATATCGTAGTAAAAAGAATTTCCATTTGAGCTTACCCACCTGTCACTCTCTGACTCCACACACTGA